CTCTTCCCTATGTTTGGAGCGATAAGCTTTGTTGCGGGCTCGTATCTCTTCCCTATGCTCGAAACGATAAGCCCTTTTACGAGCAATTATCTCCTCCCGATGCTCAGCATAATATTCAGTCCTACATGTTTTACACTGATGATGTAGCCCATCAGTCGTGCTTTTGTTCTTGTGAAACTCGGTAACAGGCTTCAGTACTCCGCATTTACCGCAAATCTTGGTGATGTTCTCCATTGGTAAGTCCTTCCTGATTTACGATAAGATTAGCCTTCAGATAATGCATATACTTGATAATTTGCTGTTTAACAATATCGGGTAACGTGAACACGTCCTCGATTGAATCAAGTAACTGAGCGATCTGTCGGTTGGTAATCCTATCAGCCTCTTGCTTGGTCATGATTCCTGCTTTCATAAATAAAAACCCGCCTCTTGGTTAACAAACAGGGAGACGATGCGGTTTGCATCAAAGTCACTCTTCCAAAAGGCGGATTATTAAAATTCACTGTATTCTCCCTGTTTTGTTAAAACAATTATAGTCGGTTTAATCCCTCTGTCAAGTTTGGTTTTTGTCCAGCACAACTTCATAGTCTGTGATCAGGTCAGACACACCTTCCAACACCCTCAGGGCCTGCGTGAAAAGCGGTACAAGCTGCTGGATGGACACTCCTACAGACAGCTCATCAATCTTGAAATCCTGAACTTCCTTCTTTACGAGGTGTCCTATGCCATCAGCAGAGATGTCTCCAAGGCTACAGGAGGTCAATGCCTTCCCTTTTAGGTGCAACCAGGTGTCTTTACCCTTCTTCAGCACAACTGACTCGTTAGCAACGTATACACCCCCTTCTTGCCCTAGCATATCGAATAGGATCCCAGAGATATTCGCTGAATGAAAGTGAACTGCGTCGCCGTACTCTACTATATGCGGTGCGGAATCCGGCAGTGAATACGTACCCGGGCTTTTACCGTTCAATACCTCAAGCTTCCGCAAATTATCGTTGATCTCTTTCCTCATCTGCTTTATGTCCGGTCTCGTATGGTCCATTTTATCCATCCTTTCATTCCACCACTAGCATATACTCAAGCCATCCCCAAGGAGCTTCGGTATGCCGGCGGTAATCGTGTCCATCAATAGTGATCATAATCGTAAGACTCCCGGTCTCACTCAGATTATACGCCGCTAAATATGCAAGCGTACCAATCTTTTTCTGAATAGATATTTCCCAAGGAGAGGATAATACGTCAACAATATACATACAATCCGCATCCAGATATTCCACCCGTACCGAATCTGCGTCACTTACAACTTTATATGTCACTGTCGAAGTTGTATCCGGGCCCATAACATCATTCCCATTACAAGCCATTACTAAGAGAAATAATCCTAGCGTTACAGTCACCAATCTTGCTCTGTTCATTTTACCCATCCTTTCAGTATGCTGGGTCATCATTAGTTGATTCTCTGCTCTCTTCCTGCGATTTACTCTCTTTTACGTACAGCACCTTCCCTACCGTGTCTGCCTGCAGGCTCCATGTGCGCCTTTTAACGCCATCGCGGTCTGTCCATTCGTTGATGCGCAGTTTTCCCACTACTATTACTGCGTCGCCTTTCTTGAGCCCCTTGCAGGCTATGGCAGTTCCGTGCCAGGTTACTACGTCGTACCACATAGTCTTTCTGTTGTCCTTTTTGCCATATCCTACAGCCACCGAGAACTTTGTTATATCTCCTGCAGTAGTAGCCTTTGACTCAGCATCTCGCCCTAAGCGCCCGCTGATATATGTCTGATCCACGTTATCCCTCCCGTTTCATGGTATCATTCACTTCATTAAGCAATCTCTTGAATGTGTTGTGGTTATCAGCATTGTCCCCTTCGATAACAGAATATGCATCATATGTTATCTGTTTCTCAATCCGCTCCCAAAGATAAAATCCGACGGTAGCTTTATCATAGGCTTCGATGATACGCTCAATCGTTTCATAATCATAATACATCGTCCTGTGCAAATAACCGGTAGGCGATATCTCCATTTCTACAGTGTATGATATCTCTAAAGAGTATTTACGGCCAACAAACTGCACTTCTAATTTCACAGGCATACAACCAATCAGTTCGAACCTACTAAATGCTTCAAATAAGGTTCGGGTAATTACTTTCTTGTCTGTAAACTTAAACATTAGAAACGCCTCCTTAGTTCATATCTAGCATACCTCTCGTTATTTGGAAGGTATATCATTGTAGTCTTAATATCGTATCCTCTTTTCTTCAATCTGTAGATTCCATCGCTCAGGCGGTAATAACTAAAGAATGCTATAGCCTCCTGCTGGGATATTGTATGTCCTTTCAATAATAGGTTCAGAACCTTGTTTATCTTACTCACATGCTTCATCTCTCTACCTCCGTTTGTTAGCACGTCTAATCTCTCTGCCTTTAGCTACCAGCACCTCGTATTCCTCTTTGAACCCAGGATCTACCTGTAACCGCCTTTGAACTTCCCTGAATATTGGGTGGGTTACCAGGATTTCTCGCACCGCTGCACTGAAGGACAGTTCTTCTTCCTCGTCTGCAGCTACTCGACTCAACAGCCAGTCTTCCTCTAGCTTCTTCAACTGAATATGGCTTCTATGTCTTCCTCTACTCATGTCTCACCTCCAATCTCTATGGGTATCATAGCATGGTTATCCCCAATGTCAACCCCCACGTTGGGGGTTATGTATTTATATTTGAAAAAAAGGTCTCTAAGTTGTTGTGTCTCACGCTCGCCGAATCGGGCGAATGGGTTAGAGTTTCTAAAGTCCGTTAAACGGACATTTGGAATACTCGCTTTTAAGAACTTTTCGGATCTGTCTAGGTGGCAATCCCCTAAGTTGTTGCGTCCCACGCTCCCCGAAATGGGGGAATGGGTCTATTAGAAATACCCCCTTTTAAGAACTTTTCGGATCTGTCTAAACGAACACGTAAGAGCAGAAAACTTAATATTCTATCAAGTTTTGTCAGTCTCCCAAAACCCCCATGCACCGTCTACTGTTATTCTGTTCTCCAATCTTTTTCGCGTTTAGAGTTACTGCCGTTTTCCAAGATATTAGATTTTTTCAAAACGAGAATAAAGTTACACCCGTTTTTCAAGATTCCATAACTTTTCCGACAGGGATTCGCGTGATCAGTAAACTTTGAAATTCTACAGAATAATTTATTGAATTCCGGGCAATTACACATTTCTTAGAAATTAGAGCATGTAAATAGTTCGGATTGGTTCAATTGCTCGTTTTCATATTTACGTAGCTACACTTTTTCAATAATATTACACGTCTTCATAGATGCCCTTGTATAGCCATTCTACGACGCTGTTTTTGCCTGTTTTTACCGATTGCACGAAAAGTACTTTCAGTGTCATGTAATATTTTCAGCTCATTCACTCTCTGATTTTTAGGCAACGCCTCTTTTGCAAAAACTCGGAGAGATTCGAAAACGTATTTGGAACACAAGCCTATTTGAGAGGACGGACATGTTTTGTTTTTAAGAAATGTCCAATGTGATAAATGAAAGAAAGTTGAGACAGTAAATATCTCTACAGGACACATGGGCTGTCGAAAGGATTTTACACGCTCTAATTCTTACAGAACGAACCATTTTCCTAAATCTCCAGGCTAACTCCTGCAGATAAGTGAATACCCTCTGAATCCCCGAACCTATACCCTATACCAGCCCCTATTGCTATTCCGCTCCAGATATTCTGCTGTATTCTAACCTCCGGAGCTATCCAGTTGCCACGAATTGAGATGGAAACAGCAGACACGGCGTCAATACCGGCAAGCGAAAACAGGTTATAACCTATCCCGGCACCTATACCGGCATTATTAGTGGTTTCTACCAGTACGATCCAGCGTCTTTGAATGTTCCTGCTGTAGTATTCGGCTTTTAATACGGTCACGGGCTTACCATCTATGGTTATGCGTGTCCAATGGGTGTTGTCAGCCAGGGTAATACCAGACGCGGTAACAATCAGAGTGTCTTCTGGAGTATACACAGAATCGGGCGTCCATATTCCTTCAGTGATAGAGGTAGATATGGTGTTATCCTTAATCTCCGGAGTAAAATCATGTAATTTCGCTAAATTTATAGGCTCGGCCTGTGCGTAAGACAGATTCTTTAATCCTGAGTGTAGTACGTGCCAGTTTTTATTAGATGGGCTAGAATGGCAGGAAAACGGCCTTAGAATGAATATGAAGATTACAGCCACAACTGAGAGAATTATTCCTATATTGATCTTGAATGATAAGTTGACAGACATACTTTACCACCTTCTGTTCGGTGGCCATGCCCAGGCATCCATGTGTGCAAAACGGTTCTCGGGGTAATAGTGGAAGCCTCCCCTAACTTGTCTAGCCACAGACTCCACTATAAATGCGAATTCTTCGGGAAGGTGCAAGTATTTGGTGGGTAATGGAACGTCTACTGCTAATCCGAGGCAATGTCTGGAATGAGTAGCCCCCCTGATATCACTGTTATGAGCAGGACAACGATATCCACTACCCATACCCTCGCGAGGATTCAACAATATCGCACAACCAAGTTTCTCTCTCAGCCTTTCAAGCATTTCTAGCACTACTGGAGAGATAAATACCCTCCCGCAACACGCACACGATAGCTCAGATGCTTTGAAATGCTCAGATAATCGTGTAGAGGGGGACAGTTTGTCACTTAATCGTTCGCTGTATTCGGCTAAATCAAACATACTATCCCCCTCCAGAACTACTTCTTGGTCTTTGGCTTACTGGTTTTTTTCTTCTTAGCCAATTGTCTCTTGATCTCTGTAAGAACCTTGGTATTCTCAGCAACCTGATTCTCCAACTGAATCAATCTTCGAATATTCATCGTTATACCACCGTGTCCCAGATTAGTACTATTGTGCCGTTGGCTGTAAGGTTACCGGTTACCCCGGCATTCCAACCATCAGCAACGTTTAAGAACACATCTTTGACATCTGAGGTGTCATTAAGAGAAATGCCTGTATTAATACCCGCAGTGGCTCCAAGTGGCGCACAAGCCTGCAGAGTACCGTCTAGGGCTACACCCCATGTCTGTCCTGTAACGTAATCCTCGAAAGTAGCGGTTCCGCCAAGAACGGCAACGGCCCCGGTACCCACGACAGACCCAATACCAACGTCAGGCGTGTCCGTAGTTACTCCGCCTTGAGTCAGACCCAAGTTAAACCTGGTAATCTGGTGAGCATGGACTCCTGCCGGGAAAGAGTATACCTTTGCTCCGAAAGCCTTATTTGCTCCAGCCCCTGGAGCCCCTACGACGAAGTCTGTCAATGTAAGCACAGTGACGTGGTGCATGCCGTCACCATATTCAGTAGCAGCTACAGTGGTAGCCCCTACCGTGCCTACATTATCAGAGTTCTGTCTGGCCCCTGAGATGATCTGAGTACCATCGATCAATATCCTGACCAGTTTGGATAGTTTCCTGTTACTATAAGTTTTCATCTGTTACTCCTTTCAAGAGTAAATCACCCTCTCGGGTATCCCTGCACCATGCAGGGTTTTTTTATGTGTGTGGCTTCCATGAATCCCACCCCATCCACGCAGCCACTGCCCCCAGCGCGTATGGAGTCAGCCAGCGGAAGAGGTCTTTGTCCAGGATCAGGGTAGCCACCCACACGGCAAACACCATCAGCGCCATCAGAAACCGCTTGCTTCTCATGTTCCAGGTCATTCGAACACCACCAGTCTTTCATCGATTTGAAAGCAGCGCCCGAACCACATGCGCCAGCGGCATGTGTAAGGTACACCGTTGAGCTTGTACTCAGAGTAGTATTTCAGCGGGAGCAGTTGTTTCAGGTACCACACCAGCTTGTCCTTCATTGTCATTTACCTTCTTCCAGCGCCTGCCTGATCCACTCCAGGTTGGCATCAATTCGGGGTATCGCCTGTAACAATTCTATCTGATGTTTTTCAAGGTCATATATCCTGCTTTGGCAAGCATCTACCTCTGTTTCCAACCGAGCGTTATCGACCATAACCTCAGTCACATCCTGTCTGGTTACGGGAAAATCATCTATCACCCTATCAACACCCGATATCCACGTAATGCTGCCATACACAGCCGGAACGCATAAGGATAGTGTGAGTATCGTGAGTTTAGGGTGCTGTCTTATCCACCTAAACATGTTAAGTCTTCGGTCTTGGGTGGAGTTTAGGGTCGTCGTCGTGAAGGTGGGGTATTTTATCGCACCCGGAACAGTTAGGGCACTCGTCCGGAACGTAGCCATCCGGCTCTTCCCATACGTGCCCACAACAATCACATTTCCATAATGTCATAATAGCCTCCTGTTGTTATTAACCGCATTCTTCAACCAGTTTTATACTTATCTTGCTAACATTCGTTATCCGGAGTCCGCCTGCGGTTGTTAATTCTAACTCTCCAAGATAATCTCCAGGCTCCAAATCCAAATCGTCGTTACCAAGCGTGTACTTACACAACCCCTGCGCTGCGTCTGTGATGACACACGCCTTACTTAGCTTTGTAACGTAATTCTCGTCTGAAATGTGAAATTCTATAGTATGAGCAGTCAAATCGTAAGCGTTCCCGTCCGAATCTTTCACTGCGAAATTAATGTCAAACCCTTTGTCGTGCCTATTAAGAGTTAAACTAGCCACAATCAACCTCCACGTCTATGCCCGGCCCTTCCACCGTGACTTCAATATCTGTCTTTTTAATCACAACGTCAACCGACGGAATGTCAGTCATAACCAGTATTTCCGGTAAACCCACCTCTACTTCGATATCAGGATTGTCCATCGAAACTTCCAGAGGAGCAGTTGTTATGTACTCTGATTTTGGCACCATAGCTATAACTTCATCGATAGGCCCCTGGTTTCCGTCTATTGTCAGTATCGAGGTGTAAGTTCTGTACCCATCACGCTCTATTACGATTGTATGAGGAGATATAGAATCAGCGTCCGTAAATGTATATGTCGTCCATGGGCCGTTTCTGGTAGGAACCGGAGTCCGATGAAAAGCAAACACCACAGGAATCTCTGGAAATAACCCGTCTGCATCCGATACGTTCTTCATAGGTTTGAACACGTATAACCCATCTACAGGGCTACTGGTACCATAATACTTTGCAGGCGCTGTCCCATTGTAACCGCGTTCTACGGTCAGGAAAGGGTCAGATATTCCGGTTATCAGCATATCTTCTTCGTTGATCCGGACGATATCACCGACCGCGAACTCTGATATAGCAGCGGATTGCACTTGTAACTGTGTCTCTGTCTTGCTCATTATGTTCGCGTTCAAGGTGCTTGAGAACAGGTATGTTCTGTCTTTCCCGTTCTTATCGTAAACTTTCAAGGTTGCTCCAGCAATAGGATCACCAGTCTCGTCCACTACCTTGACACTCAGTTTACACATTCTGGCAATATGATAAGGCTGCGTGTCTGCTAGGTAAGGATAGTAACGTAAAACCATGTACGGCTCCGCGTTGCATCGATAGTTGATATGATAGAACCCAACCTCGGAATCCCGTCTGCCAGAGAGGCAGACGACATCGTATGATGACTTTCCCATATTTTGATACTCGTCAGTCCTACAGGCTTGCGTTGCAAATTTGCCCAGCAGGTATCCCGGGCCTTGAATATTCTCGAACGTTGCGAACGGAACTCCGAACTCAGCACTATAAATATCCAACATTGAATTACGCATGAGAGCCGAGACGGGAGCCAATCTTCCACGACTTCCGACCTCTCCAGGAATATAAATACTGTTCAAAATTTCACACTTAAAACCAGACTGATTGTACATGTGAAAAGCAGGCCCAAGATACATCCTAAACATGTGGAAATCTGGTCGGAACGAGGCTGGTTGTCCCCACATAATAGAATCATACATCAGGAAATTGCCGTAAGTACCGCTGTAAGACGCTCCCGAGGACATACACTGCCAGATACACCCGTTCTCAGTCCAATCTTTAGACGGGTCGGGACGCTCTCCCATCTGGAAGGTCGTATCGCCTCCATAAAAGAAGATTTTGCCGTATTGCTGGATGAAATGAACCCGTTTAGGGATCTTGAAGTACAGATCACCGTTGTTTCTCAACGTTGCAGTCATATAAATCACTACAGGAAGATTGTTACCTGTATAATAATCCACCGTCTGAACGTTGTTTCCCCAACCGTTATCCTGCATCCAGTCTACAACATCGTAAAGAGTTAAAGGGTCAGAAGCATCTCCGCCAGACAAAACGATGTTTGGGACGCCATATTCGTGAATAGGATAACATACTTCAGTATATTGCCCTGCATCATCTATATAGAATCTGCCCCCAGAAACGGGCATTTCATAACCTCTCAAACCTCCTATACTGTGACTGCCGATCTGAATGAAGTTGTGTGTTAAAACATCGGTCCTTCTATCATAATAGGAGTAATTGCCGGCAGTCCGAACACGCCATATATAGAACGTATGGTAGTCCTCCCCACCATCATCATCCCAGGCAATACGAATCGTCCTGTGAGTAGCGTCTGTAGTAGCCGATACCTCTACAGAGGGAACTGATCTCCACCATAGAGAGTTATCGTTGCCGTAGTAATTGTAATGCGGTCCGCACCGGGCAACACGGTAGTAATATGTCACCCCTACAGGAAGATTTCCTCCCGCTTGCAGAGTAGCAATCACGTTTGCAGGGGAGTTCCCCATTACGGCTGAAATAACTTTAGCCAATTTCTTACACTTCCATGGCGTACTGAATCGTTCTAGCTGCAGCTTGATTAACAGCAACAGCGGGGTCTGCCGCGCTGACAGATGCGAGCTTCACATATCTTAATCCAACCAGCATATTGATCCCAACGTAGGAATCATTCGTACTACATCCGTCTATAATTACAGCAGATGCAGCATTATCCCGAAGCAAACTGAACGTACCGCCAGACTCTTCAGATGTGTGCAGGGCTATATCTGCAGCAGTCCAAGCCGCTGGCATTCTGACCCATAGATGGCTAAACCCCCTGACATCAATCTCACCGGAAAGGCTCGCACCATTAGCGATTACAGCCTCTCCAGAGTTATTAAGATGAAGCATTTTTATATTCTGCATTTTTCTTCCTCTCTCTAAGGATAATAATTGTCATGACCTATCGCACCAACGCACTGAGAAGGACTGAACCAATCGTCTTGATTCTGTAACCACCTAAGACAACCAACTTTATGCTCTGTCCCAACAGGCGTGATAAGCTTTACTGTATTGTAATTCGTACCAGCTACAGTAATCGCTCCCATCAACGCCTGATTAACGTACAGCCGAACAGTATTATTATGCCACTGAATAGCAATTCCGTACGTCCAGGGATTAGTAAAATTTCCGAACCCGGGAGGAGATTCTACTTTAGAAGACCACACGATAGGATTCGTGGTCTTGTTCGCTGTGTATCCCAAGAAGAACCTCAGGTCGCATGAAGAATAATACGTACCTGTTGGTTTCGGGGCTGACACCCTGTGTATACCGCAATACACAGCCTTGTTACTAGCACTGTCCTCGAATCTTAGTATGTTCGTCCACGCGGGGTCACCAGCTCCATAAGTTGGATCAGATGCCTGTTCTCCTATCAAGGTCAGTATAAAATCAACCAAGTCATATTTCGAAGACCCTCCGCCATTGTCGGGTGCAAACGTAGCAGGAGCCGTTATATCCGCGTTTCCCACCACACCTCGCCAGTCCAGGTGTAAGATATCACTAAATGTAGTAACGGTCATGCTGCCGGCGTTACCGATTGGAGATTGATTCGCCCCCGTTTTCGCCCACGTATCCCACTTCCAGAAACGCCAGATACCTTTTAAGCCTGTATCTTGCCACGTACTCTGGTACCCTGGAGATTGCGGCCAGTGGACAGCCTGTATCTTATATTTACCATCAACACTTTTCCCGGATATTCTAATAATAGTGAATACTTTGTTTGAAAAAGAGTTAGACTTAGACGTTATTTTAAGCTTATCGCCCACCTCCCACGCAGCAGCAACGGGACCCGCGGTAAATTCATAAGTGTAATAAGGACACGTTAAACGTTGAGCTAATTGCTTTCCCAAAGACGCTCTCGCTGCTTGATAGGAATTAAAGCATCCTCCAAGAGAACTCAAAGAATATATGTTATCACGAGAATCAAGGCGGGTAGGAAATTCATCCTCTAAAGATACCGGAGTAGTCTGAATCTTTACGATGTCATAAGTATCTTGTCCGTCTTTCCTCTTGTAATGCACGTTGGCAATTTCAGTGTCGTTTATCTCCCACACTCTGAGTGATGGACGATAGACTGCAGGGTGCCAAATAGAAATGGAATCATCATTGCCACGAGATATTGCTATCGCGTACTGTGCTCCAATCTCTTGCACAAAATTGTCGATTGTATAACTCCGCATATCTGCGGCAGTTTTAGATATTCTATCCCAGATAGAACCAAATCTTAACATAAGCCAATATAAATCTTTTTGCCTTATACGCTCCCAGCCTATACCTGCTCCATTGATCATTACCGCCAACATAGCGTATAGTCGAGATTCTGTATCAATCTGGACGTTTTCCATCCCCAGGATAGGATCTCTTCTATAAGGAACCATGGATAACATTTCCTTCAGCGGGTCTGCCGTAACAACCTCCTGTTGTGAAAATGTGCTATCGACCTCCCCTAAAATAACGTTTTGTTTTGCGATCACAACTGGAGCTTTTTGACCTGATCGTACCTTCAAGGATGTCTCTAAAATAGACCCCCTGTAAGGCAACAAGTCTACGTCTAAAGAAAAAGATAGATTCCCCAACGATGGAACTGACATCCGCCACGTTTCAGGGAAAGGAACGTTCCTGTTGAATTGGAGGTCACGCCCCAATGTTACTGGTATATCTGAACGAGAAGGAACTATTGGTTCTTGTTTCACCCGTGCGCTTAAAGAGTACGTCGGAGACGAGCTCTTCATAGCCTCCAGGAGACTACTATCTAACGAGGCTCTATCCACAGCATCAACGTTTATTGCATTTAACACATTTATAGCCAAGTATGCCCGTCCTACCGGAACCGGAACGCGAGAAAACTTGAAAGAGCTTGGCCCAGCAAGAGTGGTATTGATCTTTATACATATGCCGTGAGTACTTCGGAGTAGGGACGAATTCGTCCCCAAGTCGAAGCCCACCCAGCCACGCTCCTGGTTAGGACTAGGAGCTATGGCTCCAGAATATGCTCCGGTAGCAATAGACCTCATCGTTACTTGAGAACTCGACATGTTCCATGCAGCAGTAATAGGAGCTATTTGTATGTTACCTATGCCTCCAGAATAGCCATAAGCTTCTAAGTACAGCCATAACACTGCATTAAGCTCCGTCAAAGAACCAACCGTGCTCCACGTTGGAACATTTGTCTTAAACTGTATCGCGCTACGAGCGTATTCAGTGGGCGTAGTCTGGTCTCCAGTAGAAGATACCAACAGAATATCAGAATTTGGGTATATAGAGCCTCCACCGGCCTGCTCCCACCACAGACCATAATCATACTCTATCTGATACATTCTACGCGCCGGCAATATAGTTGCCATTATAATACCTTCGTGTTCTCGCAGGATATAGTGCCATCGTACCTGCGTCTATTGTAAGGATTGGGAGATAAATTAGCAGATATTCGATATTTACGCCCCAACACCTCTCTATGCTCCATCAAATTAGCAGGATCGGCCATGTACTTTACTTGTGCGGCTACCATTGCCTCTGTTCCTGACCACACGTTAACGTCTTGGAAAATGGAATCTGCCCCCATAGTTCCATCCTTAGCCGAACCGACATATAGAGTATCATAGATAACAAACTTGTCTGCTGAAGTATTATCTTCTGCACTATAAGTGGTATCACCGCCCACAACTCTCGTCTTAAATCCTAGAGTATAGGTTCCAGATGTCCACCCAACATATAGAGCCATAAATATGGTATCTCCTGGATTATAACTAGTAATAGTAGTCCCAGAATACAAGACTCCATCAGAATAAAGATAAGCCGTTAAAAGCGCTCCTGAATAGTATAAGTACACAGAGGAATATTTCCCAGAATATGAATCAACCAGAGTATACACGTACTTCGCTTCGTTAATATTACTAGTCACGGAAAGCATCGGCTGAATGTATCCCGACACTATAATCATTGCATCAGCAGTTCCTCCGATACGATAGACTCCAGCTTGCCAGTTCCCTGTATATTTTAATGTTTGTGCGGTTATTGAACCTATTTTATTATTACCAGAGGCCCCGATGAATACAGGGTATTCTTTTCTACCGGTTAAGCCACTGATATCAAGTACTATCTGAGGTGCACAAAAACTTCCTCTAATGCCTGTTGTTAAGCTTACTAGCATTTTTACGTCGGCTCCTGCACCACCATAACCAGGAGGAACAGTAGCTTTATAATTACAATATCCTGAGCCTTTTAACTTTGTAATGGCTTTACTAATAGAACTCCCCCCATTGAAAAATGTTAAACGTATGTCCATAGTACCGTCTGTTCTCCAGCCAAAAGATACAGCGAAATTATCTCCGTCCGATAGCGATGATATGTCAACCGCTGAAGATGACCAAACTTCTGTCCCCCATAGTTCTAACGCCGGAACACCCATCCATCCGTCTGCATTTATCCTTGGCATAGGTGTCCCAGACGACAAAGCCCAGTTGTAAACACTAGAAGAATCATGAGCAAACAAAGAATTTTTAATATAGTTTGTAGATTTGGACAATATAGCAACTCCTCGTCCTAAGGGGAGGTCTTTGCTAATATGATCGTTAAGACTTGATTTGTAGATGATCCCATCAGCCAGCACAGGATTGTTCTCAAAATCCGTCTCTTCAAGATAAACCTGGGAACTAGTATCAACGTGAGGCAGATAAACAACAGTGCCCGTTGAAACAGTACCTACGTACGTACCATCAGAAGGATCCCCCTTTACGCCTCTTGTTAAAGGGCAGTGTTGGAATAACGAGCCTGGCACCGATGAATAGACATATGCTTCAGAGTTGCGTTCTTCCAATTCATCGAGAAACTTCTTGTCATCTTCGTGAAAATACTTTCCCGATAACGACAGGTCTACTAGCCTTTCTCCCATGTGATAAAAAGTTTTCTCGTTGTTAGAAGACTGAAACACAACGGCTTTGTTCTTGGGTTTCTCTTTGATTTTTGGCCTACGAGACAACCTGCGTGACAACACTGGCCTATCACTTGGCGAAGTGGTAACGTTACACTGTAATTCCGAATCTTGAGAATATTTGTCCATATTATAATCCTGCCATTTTTAGTGCTTTGACCACAGCTTCTGTAAACTTAACCATTTCTCCAGGGGTCGCAGAAGAAAACGTAGGCTGGTAGGGTATAGAGATATAGATATCCGGAGATTCTCCCAGTTTTGAGGCAGACATTGTCTGGGGTTGAGGAACGGAATATCGCTGCGATTCTTCGATCCTTTTAGTTTCCAGCACCGTCATGACGTACTCTCCAGGAGTAAGCCTGGCATGAACTGAGTCTCCAGTCCCCGATCCTTGGACGTATCCACCAGTAGCAAACTTCTGGGAGGCTATGGTCGCAATCTCTGTTGCTCCTGCTGCGGCAGTAATAGCTGCCAGAGCAAGGTTCATAGGAGGAGGACCGGATGCTAAAGCTTCCGAAACTCCTAAAGCAATGTTGGAAATAGCCACAGCCAATTTCATGGGTTGTTGAGCCCTCTTGATATCCTTTTCTTTTTGAGCCGCTACCTCCTGTATAGCTGTTTGTCGCTTTGCAGCCTCCTCTTTAGCCTTAGTTATCGCAGCCTGCTTATCCTTCTCGTTCATAGTTGTAGCCTTTATTGCTGCTATCTCTTTTGCTAAAGCATCTTTACTCGCCTTTTTCTTCTCTTTAGTTTCCTGATGTAGATTTCTAAGCTTCATATCACCTATTTGATCAACAAGGGCTGCAGTCTGGTTCAATACTTCCAGACTAATGTCTCTTAATTCTTCCTCTCTGGCTACTTTTATGTCATGTAATTCGGACTCATAAGCATCCTTAGCATCCATCCTTGCTCTATCAGCAGCATCATGATCTCCAGATGCATCCTCAAGCTCCTGTATACGGGCTAATTCGGCTGTATATTTATCTTGTACAGAAAGATTCTCTTCGGCAATCATACTCAAGAGTTCGTTGTGGGCTTCTGCTGCATTATTATAAGCTTCTACAGCTAATGCCTTATGAGCTGCAGCGCGTTCAGCCTCAGCTTCAGCAACTTCTTGGATATCAGATATCCACTTATCTTTTTTATCGGTAATATCTGGTACGATATCCCCAGGAACTACCGATATTGGTGGGGTTTCTGCTATCCCGCTAATCATCCCAACGATTCCGGCTACCTGAGCACCCAAGTCCCTAAACTGATTAGTCAGCCCAGACACTATATCGTCTAAGCCCATAATCTTCAAAAGATTCTGTAGAGCAATAGATGCGTAATTGAAACTCAAGGTTATATCATCGGTTCCAGCACGCAATACCGCTTGTTCGTAAGCACTATGAGAAAAACCTTTTATCATACCTTCAAGATGAGCGTTAAACGTTTCTGATGCTTCTGACGCCGTTATGAAGCCATTAGCAACGCCGTTCTCTAGGTCTTCTTTAACTTGAGTCATAGCTTCTCTTGCATATTGCACCTGTGTTTTAGAGTCTCCCCCGAACAATTTACCCCAGCCCTCGGCTACTTTCAAAGCTACATCAGTTAAAGCCGTAAACACAGGTACTGCATTTTGCACTGCTTCAACGACTTTAGGAAGAGTTTCGGCTGCAAAATCAGCGAATTCATCACCCACATTTTCAATCGCCGGCAATATAGGAACAATAGCCTCCGCCATTAGGGTTTGAATCTTGGTTTCAATCTCAGTCCACTTATCTGAAAATTCAGCAAGGCTCTCAATATCCTCCGCAGGAATCATCATATCAGAATCTTTGAAGTCTTGAGTTAATTGCCTCAGTGACCCTCCAGCCTGCTCCAGAGTACCAATAACCTGTTGCGCGTATCTTGATCCAAAGATAGTAGCTGCTGTCGTAGCCTGCGTGGTTACATCAGTCATTGCTCCGATACGATCAGTTAAGATTTCGTACTGCTCTTCCGGAGACATATCATGAAGCTGTTGGTATGTTAGATTGAGTTCATCTAAGACCTGTATCTGTTGTGCCCCCCCAGCGGCTGCAGAACGCATGAAAGTAACAACACCACGCATAGATGACTGAAAGGTATCAATCGAGCCTCCGGTTTGAATGAAGGCATAATTATAAGCTTGCACAGCATCAGTAGACATATGAAGCTCGGCAGCAGTATCTCTTACCTTCGCACCCAACTCACCCATCTTCTTGGCAGCAGATAAAACAGCAACTCCTAATCCTACGACGGCAGCACCTGCAATACCTGCTGTTTTCCCGAAGTTACTGACGTTATCACCAGCGTTCTTCGCAGGACCGGATATATTATCCTTGAATTCCGCTACTAGGGTTACAGTATCACTCACTTTTACCCCTTACCTTTAGCGGCATTGCTGTTTTCGTTGTCTACAACCGCATTAATCATCTCACCGATACGAGCCAATTCTTCATTAGACTTCTTCATAAGCCTGTCTAGTGGTATTCCGGTCTTTTGAGCCATGAACTGGAAGTCATTCGCAATCTTATCCTGGTTATCTGCCCTGACGTAGTGTTCATCTAAACAATCGGCGTCCATTAAGTCTACAGAAGACCTGTTAGCTCGTAAAAAACCACTGTTATCGAACGGACATATTAACCCTAAGATTTCCAGGACCATAGAATCAGAGAATTTACTGATAGACAGTTCATCTCCCTTGACCTTATGGTAATGAGGATAGATTTTAGGAGAAATAGAACACTCACAGATGAGTTGACGAGCGTTTCGCATGTACAGATTGGCTTCAGCTTCACGTTCTTCGTCATCCATCTCGTTATTAGGAGCTCCGTGCAGCATAGGATGAACCCCTGCGTTGAGAAGGCGTTCTCCATCAACACGATGCAGCTTTAACGTAACGTCAAAGGTCGGGATATATACGTCAAGAGTGTTTTTAACCTGCGCCGGTTTACCTTGTTCGAGTAGCTCATGCATGAATCTGTCCATCATCTTATCGATGAACCGATCCATCAAACCATCAATTATAGCTGCGAACTTCTTCAAAGCTCTCTCTCTTTCTAGTAATTACACAGTGGCACTAGCATTTATAAACACTATACCAATAATTGGTGTAGAGCCCCCTTCAGCAGTAAGTGACAAAGACTGTGTTATACGTCCAGGTTCTCCCATGGCCTCATTTGGAGTATCAATATAACTATTACCGAAGGTCAGAACAAACTGTCTATTGTCTCCTGCAGCTTTCCCATTGTCCCACTTATATTCGTTGGTTCCATCCCATAGGATAGCTGGATGAGAACTCAAGGCGTACGAACTATCATTCATCCTCACATCAGCGGTATATCCTACCGACAGGTTACCACTATACCAGTTTCCGTCCTGAGACGTAGGAGTACCTGCTGCATGATCGAACTCTCCCTCAGCCAGAGAAGCCCCTAGAGACACCCCTATGTCTCCCAGACGATAAGTAGAGGTTCCATTAAGGGTAGGAGAGAAATGTTTCCAGCTAAGCCTCTCAGTAGTACTGGTAGACGTTAGAGAAGATTGTGCGGTGGAATGTACCATGCCTGTACAGAAACCCTTAACAGATAACAGAGCAAACTGCTCAACAGCCTGCTTAATCTCAATACCTGTTATAACGAAATTATCGTAAGTGTCCCGAATGAACTGGTTGGGCTGTCCAGACTGCTTGGCATATTCCACGAAGAAACTACCATTAAGAACTTTCTTGGCCAAGGTAAGAGTATGCGTATAAGGAGCTGATCCCCCTACAGTAGCAGCAACAGCCCCATTATAAAGCTGGAAGAATTTCTCACGTTTAGAATAACTCATTACGAGATCCAAGCTAATCTTGTGGAGCAAACCTCCAGTTTCATGATCCTCAGAAACTATACCTGTTTCCTCAACTGGAGTTTTAGCATTGATATGATCAATCTTACAGCTATTACCCTTTTGTAGTTTCATGCAGTCATAAGAGCCTGGAGTCCCATTAAAAGAAATCCCCGAGACCTCTGCATTTATAGCAACTCCAATACGAACATCTTTACCAATGTAATAATCAGTAGCAGCCATTATTCAGCACCCCTCTCTTTTTCTTCCTTCTGTGCCGGGATATCTTTCTCCGGCTTTGTTTTGCGCTCCCATATACCCTCAGCAAGGCGTTGCTTTACGAAGATATCTGGTGTCTGTACAACCTGCCCTGGTAGCACTTTAGCTAAAGTCCCGTCCAGTTTCATATAATCTGCAGAGACAACACCTGTGTACACCAAGGATTCCGTCATCTTTTTCTTTGCCATTCTAATCCTCCATAATAAAAGCTGATAGGTTCATCCAACCGATTAAACCAGCTTCTTTATTTCTGCCGATTTCACCTTGATTAACCTCTATTTTTTCGATACTATAGCCATCGAATACTGTGTTGAATGCGTTTCCAGGTTCCCTATCACTCATATACCACTCAAAGTCTGATAGAGCTTGTCCCAGGAGAGTGTCTGCTTCGTCGTCGTCCAATGCTTTTGGAGCGAATAACAATTCGAATATGGCCTCGCGTGTATAACCGTAGCTAGTTTCCGACATGTCTGGCTGTGCGTTAAATTTAATAAACTTCAGCAGCACAGATACGGGTATAGAACCGAGTATTCCAACAGATTGGGTATAATTACTAGTAATAGTATAAACATCGGTCTTACAGTCTTTCTGCACCTGTTCCTTAGCATAAGTAAGCATCGCTTCTCGTACTTCCAGATATTCTATTCTAGCCATTATATGTGCCTCAACAGTTCTTCGGCCATTTTCTTCCCCCAAGTAGAAACATGGTTCTTGGTAGGAATAAAGGGATTTCTGTCAGCAATAGACTCGGCATATGGTACAGTAGTATACACCTCCGAGGAGTTCTTGGTCTTGGACGTAGAAATAGAATCACGCAATCGTCCCGTAAATACGTTAATCAGAGATGAACCCCCATGTGAAGCCTTGTAATTATTCCACGAAGGAGAATTATCATGCCATGCGCTACCTCCTGGTTGTTTCTGCATAGCGAAAGCACTGTTGGTCTCGTCTTTCATGAATGTTGCTACATTATTTACCCATTTCTTTTCCGCCTCGTGGATTCTATCGGTCTTCTGTCGTCCCCAGTGTTCCAATAGTTGCTTATCGGCAGCATCGAACTCTAATGTCATTGCATTAGTCATTATCGTTTCACCGCATGTCTAGGATCTATAGCCCAACCAACAGGATCACACATGTCGATAGCCCTTGTGATATCATCAGTAATAGGAGTCATGGAGGCTGCCGTAAGAACATTATTTTCTACAGTAATCAAAGATTTGGCTTTATCAAGAACCTCCCACGCAGCATCTATTTGTTCCTTGAGACGGTTTATCAATGGCTCTTGGCTTATACCGCTGCTATTACTCATAGCGGCACCAGTTAATAGAGATAAAGCGGTTAACCATATATTCAGAGTAGATAAGGCAATTACCTCATTTTTACCCCCAGAAAAAGGAACTAAGGCTAGATCAGAAGATGTTGTTGTTAGAGTGATGTCATTTCCAGAACGTCCACATGTTCTCGCCATTAGGGTAAGGGTAAGTGAATCTCGTATTGATTCTACTGTGATATTAATATCTGTACCGCTATTATATTCTCCGGAAGGGGATTCGTTAATGGCAGAATGTAGATTCAACAGAGATTCTGTAGCGCTTGCCCCGATTTTAACACTATTTTGCACATTCGGAGTAGATGTGAAGGTGTAGGCGACATCACCGATATTGACAATGTCGCCTTCCGAAACATTTCCAGTAGCTGTTACATATCCAACAGACTGCTCTGGAAGAGATTTGAAACGTTTATTTAGTCTCATCGACATAAGGTTAGCCTGAGAAGTCATTTCGGTGATGAGCAAATATTTGCTCACTTTTACATCATCGAAGACTGTGAAGTTTTTTACCATCATGTGATAAGACCCGAAAATCATAATCTCTCCTTTAAGTCAGTACTCCGTGGAAGTAGTAACATGCCTTCTCGTTACGAACATGAGTCAAGTAGTTACTGTGGGCATAAAGAGCCTGACCAGCAGGACTATTTATTACCGCAGTTTTGGTATAAGAACCTTTCTTGAACCGGAACGTACTGGCAAACGAAGGACTCACTCTGGAAGCTGTAGGAGCGTTGTAGAACAGCCATAGGTTCTTGGTACCATAGGCATTCACTCCTTTTCCATTATCGACATCGCAAATAGCAAGGGTTGTGAGAGCGTCTGCAGCGATATAATTCAATACCGCCTGCTTGCTCGCAGTAGCTTGGTTACCATCTACGCTTCTAGCGTGGTTCGTTGCTATTTCCCTGAAGACATCAGGAGTCATTCCCAGCCCATTAGGAGCCCTTCCAACTATCGTAGAGATAGTAAGAATCTTAGCGGAGATATCCTTCGCAGGATCACCGTTAGGAGCATCCCATTTGGTTCCTGGAATCCCATGATTGGTAAAATTAGAAGTTTTGGTGATCCAATTAGCGAAGTCTACGTTGGCCTCTCTTTTGAACTCTTCGCCAATACCATCAGCGAGTTCAGAAGCAAGGTCTATAGCAGCTTCTCTGCCAAGTAGACGTACAGCATCAGGGATAAGCCCTATTCTGAAGTGGTCTTCAGTTTTGAGCTTTTCCCATTCGGAACTTTGCCCGAAAGGAATACCTTCACCATATTCACCTACAACAGAACTTTGGACAGCACCAGAGCGCTGGAGCTTTCTATAAGCAAAGCTAGAGCTACCTACTGGTACATCAGGAGCCATATCTGTAGTTGCGTAGTACTCATTGGTATAAGCCTCTACGATAGAAGTGACATACAGATTCAGCTCGGCATCAGTCAGCGTGTAAAGATCCATTAGTCACCTCCCTATGCATGGCTCAAAGAGCCAGGAACGATGAGCGCTTTCATCTGAGCGCCATCTGTGGTACTTGCCTGGTCAGAATATCCGACCGTATGATCCCTATTGGCAGCAGATTTAACTGCCTTCCCGTTAGCATCCGACTTTATGGGGTCACCAGCAGCGATTGCAGCAGCGTTACCGTCACTAATCACTGTAGCGTATCCAAACGCGAATACATCAGCAGCTTCACCGACATTAGGCTTATTCACAAGAACGCCAAGCGCTACTTCACCAGCACCACAAAGATTAATTGTGGTAGGACTCACTCTCTTCACGAGGTAGAATTGCTTGGTTCGCAGATCAGCAGCAGCTCTCAGCCCGCCTATTTGCCCGGTCATGGTTGCTAGACCCATAAGTTCACCTCCTCATTGTTGGGATTCACCCTGAAATCAGGGAAACCCCTGTAGTTGTTTATATATCAAGTTCCGATTCTGACATTTCCCTACGTATTGCGCGAGATGCGGCAAGTCGAGACTCACCAGTTTCTTCCATGCGCTTTACAATAGCGTTGTCAATCGTTCTCACCTTGTCGATACTAGTCTGTCTACCAGCTTTAAGCTTTCGCTCAGAGTCGGCTGGCTCTTTAATTATGGCATTCAGCCTGGACAGCACTACTTTCTTCTCAGAAAGATTGGTTGTCTCCTTCATGGCTGCTTCCAGTTTTTCTTTCTGGTCAGCATCAATTTTATCAACAATTTCCTTTTCGAGGCTGTTAACTTCAGCCTCCAGTTTATCTTTCTCTATCTTATCTAACTTGGCCTTCAACTCAGCATTGATTTTCTCAAGCTCTGTTACATCAGCCGCAACATCTCCCTCTACATCTGCCTCTTTCTTTGCAATTCCCTGTTCGAGGGCGTCAATCCTTGGGATTAATCCTTCGACAAGTTTAATGAGTTCTTCGAGTGTCATTCGTCCACCCCCTTCAAGGGTTTTTTTGTTTGCGAGAAAGGCAACCGGCCTCCCTCTATTGTTTCTTCCAGCGATCATTTTCTTAGTTACCGCAGGTGCTACACCTGCAGGCAGAATCGCCATTGCAGAAGGCTCAAGCGAAATTGTCTTGTTACCATAATATGAAGGAACCTTTACATCGTAAAGAGCCTCTACTGAAAGCTTCATGCCGTCAGTTAATAAAGCATCTGCCATCTGATTAATGGTGGCTAGAATCTTACTGCCATTTCCATCTAAATCAGCCCTGGCATCCTGTAAGATATAAACGTCTCCGTATGCTACGTGGTCATCCTCAATTGTTGCGTTATTGGTAATACCAACAGGAATGGCCTCATAATCCTCTGAATGCATGTATTTTGTAGCAATAGGCACGCCAAGCTCTGCACAACGGTTAATAGCAAACACAGCATCTTCTACCATTGTCTCTGTAATCCTGCCGTCACCCTGAGCAGCATCCCAATTCCCGGGACGAAACAGAAAAGCATGAGGAACAACCCGGCTATTAATAGAGATGGCTGCCGTCCAACCGCTACGTAAGCATGCCGGTTCGGATTCACCCTTACTCTCAGTCTCATTGTACGCCTCTACAAAAGCAACTTGCTGTTTGTCTATCAACTTTGCCTTTATTTCTTTCGATAAGTTCTCGATATTCATAGTCTCTCCAATACAATTGAGATGAATTCCGCTTTTTGATCCTCCAGGCAAGCCTCAACGTTAGTAAAAGCCTGTTTAGAATCCAACTTTTTCTGTATAGAATCGTTCAACTCTGCGAAAATCCTCTCTGATAGGCGACTGTAACCCCTTTTGAGCCTTAAATACGCAGAATTACTGGCAGCCCCCGCATCTCGATTGGCGCTCAGCCCTGTTAAAGCCTTGCGGAAGTCTCCACCACCTGTCGTAATAGCCTTCTCTACCAATTCACGCATAATGCCATAATTCTCATCATCGTAAGCTACCGGCAAGGAGTTGTTCAGTCCATTTACAATACCTGGGAGAGTCTTGTCCCATAAATCAGAGATAACCGCACTGGCCCTTGCGTAGTCCCCGGAACTCAACCCGTCAGATGTTTCTATACCCTGAGAAATAACTTCAATCTGAGAGGCGTCGCAGGGGGTTCCTATGGAGTCTACCATTTCAGCCATTATCTGAGCCTGAGTTTCTGCAGGTAGAGCTACCTTGTCTAGTATTCCGTCAGATTTAGCCTTACCCAAGGCACTTAAAATAGCAACAGGCTCTTTCTTCTGCATAGCAAGCCCTGTAACAGCTAGAGGTGTTGGATAATCCCGCATTCCATTAACATCAAGTATCCTTCTGTAGAGCTGTTCCTGTATAAACGACTCGGCGAATTCTTCTCCTTCGGCCTTCATCATCTCAATAACTAGGTTTTGGTTAGTTTCGTCTGTTCCGGATCTCCACGAATGCAAGGATTCGGCTGTTATAGTCTCGTCATATAGAATAGCTTTACGGATACTCTTATTACAAATCTCCTGAATAATACTGATAAAGTGCTTACCCGCATCTCCTGGAGGATTCTCGAAGTCCAGCTCCCAATCCGTGGGCTTGGCTATATTACCAGTCTCGGCAAGGTTACGTAAGAATTGTAGAGCATCTTCTCTCTCGTCAATGAAGTAATCGGGAGGGATACCCATGATACTAAAACCGGATGCGTTCGTATTCATGAATGTAGATAGATTCCTGAAAGCGATAAGCTTTAGCTTCCATGGGTCGTGTGCTGCAAATAGAGCAGAAATACCTTCAGGATTACCGGATATTGTCTTGTACCCATAATACAACACCTCGTCAGGACTCAATTCTACCGATCCGCTGCGATTCTGGATAAAATGTTCTATCTTGCCGTATTCATCCATTTCTGTATTGCCTGAAAAATCTTCCGAATTAGCAATAGTGATTCCGGACAAGCCTTTAACTACCCCAAAACCAGGAATATCCATCTTCTTAAAGACCGGTTCCCCGATTAACATTCCCGATATCAAGGCCTCATGCAACGCTTGGTTCCTGTATACAGATATAGGACTTCCAGGCATGGCCTGTTCAATAGCCTTTATAAACTGAGTGGCTTTTTTGGATTTCTCGTCCCCGTCCGGTTCCATTACTCGTAAGGTCGGGACCATAAGCAATTCTTTTAGAGTTAAATCGCTTGCTACTTCGCTATCTCGAAGCATTTTCCGATAGACAGGAATAGTAATGTTCTTAACTTCAGGGTTTCTAGGACCTATTTGGCCCCCTGAGTTAGACATACGTAAGACCTCAGCAGCCAATCGTTTGACCTTGTTGCGCCTATATGTCCTAAAGAACTGTAATGGAGTTTTCAAATATGTACCCCTCGTTCTCATTTGATCTGATCATAGTCAAAAAAAAATCAAGTGTCAAGTATTTGACAGTAGCACGTCCCGAAACCACCAATCTTAATTTTGTCCGTTTATTCAAGCTGACCCCCCTCTATGCAGGATACCCGTGTTGTAGAACGATAATTGAATATCCGTTTGTGAATATTAAAATACTCCATTATAAAGCATCTCTGATGGAAATATGCTTCGGACGTGGTAATACCCACCATGCCATAACAACACCATCGGCTTCATCCGGAGATTCTCCACTAAGCAAAGCTTTGACATCATCCTTCGTTGTAATACATATCTTGCCGTTTACGTTTTCCCAGAAATCTATACATACAAGTTGCTTTACAAGGGCTTCGTTTCTGGGGAGAATCATGTTGATACCACGCTCGGGGTTCAGGCCGTCTCTCAGTTTCCAGTATGCTGCAGCCCTCACACGGACAAATTCCAAGTATCCTGTGGCATCACGCCTGTCTGTCTTCTCGCTGCCCTTATAAGCGATACACGGCACCTTCTTACGCTTCAGACTATCAGCAGTCCCTGGGCCCGAAAGTACGTCTACAATGGCCGTAGAATTGCTTCCTCTCGAACGATATTCTTGTTCAATAACATCTGCCAGATCAAGAGGTCCTTTATTCGGATACCGATGTATAGCCTCTATACCAACATCGTATCTCGTGACCATAGTACATGAGTCTGGGCCGCCGGAACTCGCTGGGTCGCCCCCTATGGACATAAAAACCCCGGGTTTACCGTCTCGTACCCATTGGTCATGCCTGTCGAAAGCAGCATCTATCCATTCCCTCTTAATCAGGGTTTCTATATCAGACTCTGCGAACTCTCCCATAACTCTGACAGCGAATTGTGCAGGAGTGAAGACCTTCTTACGGGCATCAACCCATTCCTGAGTAGCTAACCCTGGTATTACTATCTTCCCAGCTTTGACGTTAGGGGATTCCGTAGACGGGATATGGAAACGTGACCAGATTTCTTTCTGTCCGTGAAAAGAATCATAGAAACGTCCAGTAACTCTGGTGGGGTTTCCCAATAATAGCATATGGGCTCCACCGGCCATATTACCTTCTAGGGCTTCAAAGATATTATCCTCAAGCCCATTAGCTTCGTCTACAATGATTAATAGCCTCGGCGAAGATATACCGGCTACACCCTCCGGCTTATCAGATACACGCCCAACTATCTGCCTCCCATTTCCTAGATCCCACCCATTAGCAGGCATCTTATTTAATGTTCCCGGGAGAGGTACTAAAGCCCTGTCTTTTAGATTTCTTAATTCACGCCATATAATGTCCCTAACCGATGAATCCTTATATGACGTAAGCAATACCCTGGAATCTTGCGGCCCTAAAGCCCACCAGATAGCCGTACTAGCCGCCAAGTGAGATTTAGATACCTTATGCCCCGCACGTACAGTCGTGTACACGTTATCACGCACAGACCTCATAACCTGAGCAGGAATTTCCCATGGTGTAACCCCGAGAACATCAATAGAAAACTGTACAGGATCATCGCCAGCTTCTACAGGGTTAACCTTCGATAAGAGCTTCTCCTCCAAAAGGTTGAGAAAGGGCAAAACGACTCTTGAGCTTACTAAGTATGTGTCTGATTGCGTCTTCGTCACTGATATCCACCCCCCTAATGTAATGTATCTCCGTCTGTATAACATCTGCTAAAGAAGTAAGAAGATAGAGACTTTCCCGAGCTGTAAGCGCTTTCCTCGCTTGCACTTTGCTAATAGTGTCTATAACCTTCTGTATCCCGTAAATGACATTAAGTATCTCTGCGGATGCACTGAAAGCCGATGTAGAATTATCTGCATCCTCATCAGACTTCTCGGGGGCCTTATCAAGCTTCTCTGTGAGGAAACTAATCCTGGCTCTGAGCACAGCCAGCTCCGAACGCAAGTCCAGAGGGTCAGGATCATTCATATGCTCGACAATCTTTGCAGCCAACTTGCCACGTAAACCCTTGGCATACCGGCCATGTACCAAAGGACGACCCATCGAACATCCGCCATGTCTGTAACACCGACCAGTGCCTTTATGATTAGTCTTCATACCGGCTTTATTACCGCAAGGCTTACCGTCCCTTCGTTTCCCCCCGAAATCGCCACAGGTCTTCCAAGTTCTCTCCATAACTAAACCTCCTATTCCGAACATTACACTGTCATAATTTTGACAGTACAATAAGTATTGACATTTTATTCTCACTCAGCCGTATAATAATCCGTACCCTACCATGAGAACCTGCTCATTTCTACTCACTTTAAGAGTATCCAGATTATCTGTCCTACAATAACCGCTATACTAACCGCACAGGCGATTATCCCCCATACCCCGAGTACGTCTTTTAACATGTGCCAGTATTCTCGCATCATTCATCCTTCCAGACAAGGTCAACCCGCACTGATTCTCTTTTTTCCAGCCTCTTGCGGATGTCTGGCGGGATGTCGATATCGGGGAACAACAGCCCAACATACAACCGACCGTCTGAAATAATGAGTACCTCTTCGTCGTCATAACTGGTTGTATCTATCCTTGCGCTTAGCTCGGTACAGCTACCCCTGTCAGGTTCCCTCTTGGTTACGTTTTCCTGGAATTCTTCATTTGCCATAATTTCTTCCTCCAGCTTGTCGTGAATACATTACGGTTTATTGTTCTATCAATACATTCAGAGATAATGACCCGTAAGACTCTTCTGTATACGTTGTGTACTCCTGCCCATTAGCATGTAGAGATAGACGCAACCACCCACTACTTGATAACAACTCAAGCTCGATATTAACATATGTTCCAGGCGTTACGCTGAGTTCCCTGACCTCTGGCATCGCATTGTTAATATATATCCACGGAACGAAGTCTTTACCGTTAATCTGGTATCTTACCCTGCAACTCTCTACGGTACCTGATATCTCCATAGACACAGATACCTCTTTGTTACCACTCACCACAGGACACTCTGGGTTCGAGCACGCGAGCATTCCCAGTACAACTAGAACCATTAATACTTTATTCATCTTCTCGTCCTCCTAAACTATAAGTCTATTCTCATCAACCATTCAATAACGCACGAAACTCCAGCTCCAACGAAGCTCCCCATAACGATACCAATTAGAAACCATTGCCACATCCTCATTCTTTTCATTTCCCTTTACCTCCTATCCTATCAAGTACCATTTGCGCCTCCTGTATACTATACCGTTCTACACTCCCCTTTTTAGCCCATTCCTCATCCGATGGTATCTCGCTAAGCCATTCCTCGGTTTCTTCGTCGTGTTCCGGACTAGCAGTAGGATCCATCTTCCTCAGTTCCCTCCAACTAATCATTCATCCACCCCCGGTCATATTCCGGCTTACTTCTTTTAGCATAGTCCTCTAACTTCTTCAATTCCTCCTCTTCGAAAGCATTATACTCTGCTTGAGATAGCTGCTCCCAAGTGCTCTTACTCATGATAAATCTGTACGAGAAGTCTCCAATACCGCCTCCACGGTTCTTAGCAACGTACCATGACACGAGCCTCGACGGAGCATACACACCTTCGTACTTAACCCGTTCTAGGGGCTCATATCCCAATATTACGGCAAACGCATCCTGTTCAAGGCTACCACTGTCTCTTAAGTCAGCCAATACCGGCCTCTCGTGCTCACTCCTGGCATGCCTGCTGAATTGTGATAGCACCAGCCAGGCTGCATCGCTGTTCTTAGCCGCTATACGCAGTTCGTTGCTTAGATGCGTTACCTTCTCGTATAGACTCCCGAATTTCTTATCAGATTCCAGTATCTGCAGGTAATCTATAACCACCAAGTCGTATCCACCGCTATTAATAATAGACGCAATCTGAGGTATGGAAACCCTGCCCTCGTCAATTATAGAATACAACTGTTTTTCTACCAGCTCTGCGAAGGCATCTCCGCCAATAGAGTTGTACATCCTGGATAGTATCTCTACCTCGTCCATCTCCATGCTGATATGCAGGATTTTGTAACCCTCTGCCAGCGCCCTTCTGATTATCTCTAAACTGAAATCAGTCTTACCAACACCCGGGCGACACGCCAGTAGAGTAGTTCTCCCCCTACGCAAGCCTTTCATCCTGGTATTCATCCATGGGGGTAGTACAGCAATACCATGGGTATCCTGCGGGTTGGCATTCCGGGAAATAATGTCCTGTATGGAATGAACCATGTCTCCTACAACCCCGCCACCATCGCTGATAGATTTAAGATTGTAGGCATATTCGTCCCTGTCAATGAATCCACGACGAAAATCACTGGTGGTGCTGTCAATCCTGTCGGCAATCTGCGCTCCTATGAAGTGATTGATAGTATCTCGCAAGGCGTGCTCAGGCATGTTTTCAAACCGGAGACCCTCATCGGTTAATATCTGGATTAAAGCCTCTTCGTTACCACCAGCCTTCAAATAAGCAGACATGACTTCTTCAGGGGTTGTATGCCGACGAATAATACAGTCTATCGATACGCTTATAAGCACGTTTAAGACCCTGGACTGGAAAGGGTAGTCACGTGGTAAGGTATCCAGTAGGTCTCGGACAGAAGGAACGTTTAAGTACACAGCATAGGCCCTTACTAGAATGCGTTCCCTAATCTCATTGGTTGCTTCCATTGGTAGCCTCCTCTATTAATTCTCTGGCTCGCTCTGCCTTAGCCATACCGGTATTCACCGTGTAATCGGGGTCAGGATCAGGGCGGCCATCTAAAACGAATGAGTGTGTGGTGGGTTTAGGGGACTCGCCTTTAGGGTCAAACAATCCGATCCAGCCGTTAAGGATACTCTGCTCCAGAACATTTACAGCTATGAGTTCCGACTTGTACTCACTTAACTTCTTGAGCTGTCTAGTAACCGATAAGGGTGTAAGCTTCTTTCGTTTCTCAATACGGTACTGTACCCAATCCTGCCACGCCTGTTCGAACTTCTGACCGTATGGAAGCTTTGGTTTCTTGTGTTCCTTAACTGTTGGCTTGGGTGTAGGCTTGGCCTCCTCGGTATCCTCTCCTATTCTATTGTATCCTATACTATCCTCTGCGGGTTCAGTATCTGACGGAGACTTGGAGGGTTTGAACCCTTTTAACTTACTATGTTTATCTGCTACTCCCACAATAGTATAACCGCCATCTTCCTCAATCAGCAGTTCTGCATCTTTGCTACATCTTTGCAACATCTTTGCAACAGTTCTGCGGTCAATATCATAAATTGCACCAAGTCTATGCTCAATTTCGTAGTAACTTAGATGTATCTTGCGCAAACTTGTTGCATAACTCCATGCACAAATGTAGGCATATCTCTGTGCAGATGTCAGTGTCATGAATGTGTGGTTTTCCCCACCGGTTAAGAATGTATATTCGAGGGTACAGTAGTTGGTTGGTTGACTCATAATACCACCCCCTGCTCTGTCAGGGCTACGTGGATACCACGGTGGCATAGAGGGCATAACCATACCACAGATAAGCGGTGCTCTGGCTCATAGCGCCAATGATGAGCATGGGGCTTACAGGGGGTTCCACATATCTCACAATGATCTGGGCGAGTGAGTTTGCCTGAAGCGATAGCATTATTAAGAGCATCCCTGGCCTTGATCCTTTCGGGGTGATCTTTTTTGTAGGCTTTGTCGTAAGCTCTTTTCTCTTCCCTATGCTCAGCATCGTAATCTTTGTGGGAAGCCCTTAGCTCTTCCCTATGTTTGGAGCGATAAGCTTTGT